CGTTTGAAAAAGAAACTGATACCAGTTAGCTATTTCTCTATTTGATGTGATAAGTTGAACTGTATTGTTTTTATCCACGACCACATACTTGCGTTGTGGTGGCATTGTTGGATCTATCATGTGTATACGTTCATCGCTTCAGATGTTAAATCTATTGACTCCTCTCTATTTACAGTTTCGTTTTTGACAACCACGGTATTATTTACTTGAGAGTTATCAACTACATTTGGAGTTTTTGGTTTACTCATGGCCCTCTGACCCGCACCAATAGCAGCTGATGCAACTGATAAATCAGAACCACCAGATTGATCGCCAGCAGACTCTATTAAAGATACAATTGTTGGAGCCCTATTGCCAACTTGACCATACCATTTACTATCTTCTAATCCACGAGCAGCTGCTTCAAAATTTCCCTCTTTCAAAGCCTTAGAAGTGTTTGGCCATTTTGGCCACCATTTACCCATATTAAATGCAAGGTCAATCATAGCGCCTTTACCAGCGTCATTTGCTTCATTATAGCCCGGTGTTCTCTCTGCAATCTTTTTATGATGTGCATAGTCCATTTCAAACATTTCAGCAATCTCTGAATCTGAGTAAACTCTATCAGCATCTTTTGGTAATGTTTTACCATTTCCAATTAAGTGTCCCACACCAACAGTCCATAATCCTAAACTATCTTTATATGGTTGATTTCTTACACCTTCATGCCCTATGATCATTGCTTTAATATCTTCATCACCTGATACTTTTGATACATTCTTTGGACTTTCGCTAGATTTACCTTCTGGTACTGGTTCTTTTTCAGATGGTTCTTTCAACACACCAGACTCTTTTTGTATTTCTTTTATTGCTTTTAATCTTTTTTGAAATGCCTCTTCAATTTTACGATTGTTTTCTTCTGTGTCTTTTACACCACCAAAAAATCCAGTTTCTAATTCACCTTTTCGTTTAAGTTCTCTTGTAACTTGTTCTCTTATCTTTTCTTTTCGTTTTTCATCATCACGAATCCCTGGCGTAACACCCAATAATTCTTCTAATGCGTCAGGCACGAGAAAACCAGGCACAGATAGAATAGCAGATCTTAATGTATCTTTAAAACCCTCAAAAGACTCTGATATAAAGTCTGTAACTGGTTTAAAGAATTTGGCAATGGTTTCAATTTTTCCACCAACCCATTCACCAATACCACTAAACATTTTTGTAATGTTTTCAACAAGTTTATCTTTTAACTCTTTAAATTTTTCCATAGCTGTATCAGCAATACCAGAAAACCATTTGCCAAGGTCATCCACAAATTCCATAAATTTTTCTTTGATTGTTGGGTATAAGTTTTTTACAAAATCATCAAATGCTTTTTTAATATCATCCCAAAATATAGTAACTAAACTGCCTAATGCTAAAACACCACCTAAAATTTTCATAATTGTACTGCCTTTTGGCATTTTAAAACCTTTTTTCTTTTTTTCAACTTCAACTTCAGGCACTTGCTCAGGTGTTGTGTCTAAATTAGCATCAGTTGCTGGCATACCACCTTTTAATTCAACGAGACTTTTAACACTCTCTGAAATAGAGGTCATGTCTTTAGCAATATCTGTTAAAAATTTAAAATTATCTTGTATTTGTCCAGTTATTTTTGATGTTTCTTTTACGGGCTCAACACCATCCGATTTTGTGCCACCAAAAAGTGATGATTTCATTGTATCAAATAAATCCATCAGATGCTATCCGGTAATGCGTTGCCAAGGTTTAGTGTTAAGAATAAATCTTTATTTACAACATCAGCTACTTTTCGGTCTGTGTTTTGTGTAGAACCTTTTGAATTATTTGTGGTAGAATTGTTTACTACATCTCCATAATCTGCGGCCGCTTCCATTCTTTGACCTTCTGATATATCACTTGATCTTTCATTTATACTACCGCCACTTGGCCCTTTTGTACCACCTTTGTCATATATTGATGGAGAACTTTTTTGTGGTGTCATTGGTTTACTACCATATTGATCTTGTAAAGATTTTGTATCAATACCCATACCACCCATAGCACCACCAAGTAAGTTACTAAGACCACTAGATGCTTGATTTACATTTTCCATTCTTGAGGCTTCATCAGATGGTTTTCCTCTGAAGTTTTGAATTGCAGGGTTACTCGCTAAATTACCAAGAGCACTCATTAAACCCGCTTGTTTGTCTTCACTATTTTTTATACCTTGAATACCACCTTTTAAATCACCTGTAAGAGCACCAGCATCAACGCCCATGCCTTTGCCCATATCACCAAACATAGCGCCAAAACCTTGTTTAGCTATATCACCCATATTTGCTGAACCAGCCCCACTCTTAATATTTCCCATCATAGGCATGATATTGTTGCCTAACATTTGACTTGCACCGGTATTATCTAAGAAATTACCAACAGCAGCTTTACCATCTTGTTGTTGTGGTGATGTAGAGGTCTTAACCATGTTATCACGAATTTGATCAACATTGTCGGTCTTTAAATTATCTGGTGTTTCTGGTTCCCCTGGTTTCATACTCAAATCTGGTGTATCACCCTCTTCAACATCAATGTCTTTACCAAATATACCAGCAAAGAAACTTTTAATTTTACCAAATATCTCTTTGATTGAGTTAGCTACAGGGTCATAAAACTTTGATAGATTATCATAAATGTTTCTGATCGTATCTTCACCAAAAAATCCAAATGTAAGAAACTCTAATACACCACCAAGACCAGCAAAGATAGCATCGGATATTTTATTAGTTTCTTTATATCTTTCAAAACCATCTTTAATACCACTAAACAAAGAACCGATAATTGCAATTGGTAAAAATATTTTTTTGAAAACTTTAAGTATGTTTTTAAAGTTGAATACTTTTTTAAATGCTGCTGAGATACCGGCACCGAACTGACTTACTAAACCTAAAAGTCCACCTTTTTTATTATTTTCACTTGATTCAGATCCTTCAGTTTTTACTTGTATGGGTTGAGTTCTCTCAGATTCTAATTGAGACTCTTCTAAATCTTCTTGTCTAAAAAAATCATCAGCATTTGGTTTACTCAATTCAACCAGTTGTTGCATATTTTGAGCTATAATACTTACATCTTTTGCCATATTAGGCAATACAGATGAACTTTGTAAAATAGATTGTAATGATGAATTTACACCTTTTATTTCTTTTGAAACTTTGGTGTCAGGGCCTTTCTTTTCAGAGCCGAAAGCCTTTTTACCCATTCGTGAGAATATATCATCACCAGAAAAAACGGTATCGGCCATATTTTGAAGTGTAAATTTTTTACCAACATCCGTTAATGTTTTACCCACACCACCAACTATGCCCTTAGACATAAGGTTACTAGCTAAAGTTGAACCTGATGTTTGGTAAATATCTGCCATTTATCTTCTTGCCCTTTGCATTTGTTGTTGCAGTTCAAGTCTCTCTTTTTCTTTTTTCAAGTAATCTACTAATAGAGCGATATAGATATTTCTTTCCCACGGTATCATATCCTCCAATTCAGTCAAACTATACTTGTGATGTTGCATTAAAGCAAAGTTTGTCTCATAGTAGTTTTTCAATGTGTCATAACGAAAGATTAGACGAAAAAATTTTGCATACCCTTTACAGTAATTGTTTCTTTGTGTTCACACTTAGGGCAGTTAAATTCTAAGTCTTTTTTCACTTCAGGCATAGTATTAAAGAAATCTTTAAACTTTTCTAAATCTTTTTGTTGTAATGAATCTATAAACTCTTCTAACTCTTTTTTAGGTGTGTCTTTTGCATAGTACATTTGTTCATCATCATAAATGTAATCAATACAATCAATCAAAACTTTTAGCATGGCTTCATTTTGATTTAACTTGTCGTACTTTTCAAACATTTCAAATGTAGGATATTTTAATCTTACACCTATTTTATCATTAATTTGTATTTTATCAGTATGTTCTTCATGTATTGTTGGCTCTATGTCTAATATGTTTACATCAAAGTCTACGACATGATTACATTTTTTATCATTGCCCTCTTCATCTTTAACATTGTTATTACATTTATATTTTAAGTTTACAACCTCTTCTACTGATCTAGCTCTGAGATTCATAAACAAATATTCCAAGTCAAAAGATGGTAAACTATCAACATCTATTTCATCTAACAAACAGTTTCTAAGAACATTTCGTATAGTTGTTATTAATTCTTTTGTATCGTCAGATTCAGCTGACATCAAAAATAATTTTTGTTCTTTGACCAAAAATGGCCTGTATCTAATCGGTTTGCCGGTAGATATGAGGTTCAATTCATATGTCGGCGTATCTAATTTTGGTAACATCATAATTTTTCACCTTAAAAAATATTTCTAACTAAATTTGCAGCCTTGCTTCCAAGTAAAGAAGATGCGGCTTGTCCAATATCAAAACCACCCTCATACAAAGTAGTATATTTTTGATATGCAAATGAAACAGATAGTCTGTGAAAACCATCATCAGACCAACTTAATGGTTGTGGTGCAATACCAACTGGAAAAGCATCTTCTAAATTTACAACATAAATTCTTTTAATAAAATCATCATATTGTATAATTTTTATTTGAGTGTAATATCTTGATTTCTCACCTTTTGGGAACCTCATATTATTTGTATCTGGTGGCATGATAGCCTCAGTCCACCTTTCAAATAGTTTTCTCTCATAAAACTGGTTTGTGCAGATAAATGATAAATTTATATCATTGTAAGACCTTTGATATGGCACTTTGTAAATAGGGCCATAAATCTTTGCATCTGCTGTAAAAAATGTTTTACCTGGTAACTCAGCAGTTTCACATTGTAGTGCTAAGTACCTTGAAAGAGATGCGTTTGAGGTTCTGGAATAATCGTTTGTATCACCACCGTTTCTACCTAAAGCTCTGTTTACAACATCAGATATATCACCAAACACAGAATTTGGAAAGTTCAGTATTTTCTCTATGATAGAATTACCAACAAACTGGTTGATGTATGGTGGTATTGGAAGTATAACCTCAAATCTGGATGCCTTTGCTGGGCCATCCTTTGCGGTCATATTTGATAAAAACAGATTAGGTGAAAATGACATTAGTTCTCCTTGTTAATCAGGTATTTATGCCAATCCTAAATGTTTTTCTGTTACAAGTTTGAACTCCCAGCCTCTTTCTTGACAAAATATGTCAGCTGCACGCCACTTTTCTTGATTTACTGCATATGTGGCGGCCTCTTGTAGAAACTTCTTTGTTCTTCTCTTCTGTTTTGGTGGTCTTGTTTGATGGTCTGGTTTGACTTCTAATATAAATGTTTTCTTCTTGGTCTTGACAATAAAGTCTGGAAAGTAACGATGAACTCTTTGGTCAACTGGTGAACGATACCGTATCGGTAACTCTTCAGATGCCCACCATTCAACGGCTTGATTCTCATCAAGATACTTCATCACACGAAGTTCCCATGAAGAACGATATATGATATTACTTGGGTCTCCGTTGTATTTTTTTGGGTTTTGAGGTGTAAATCGTCCTTTATATGTCATAAATAATATGTATTCAAGAAAAGGAGTAACAATGTCGCTATTTTCACTCGGAGATATAAAATTTAAAAAAGGATTCAATAAGTCTGGACCCCT